AGTTGAACAATATGTTTCTAAGAAAGCAAAAGAATTAGGACTAACAGTTGATGAGTACATCGAACAAGTTGAAGAATACGAGAGAGAACAAGAAAAAGCTCGTGAAGAAGAAAGACTTGAAGAGATGGTAAACAACGGAGTACCTGAAGACGTTGCTAGGGAAGTAATTGCAACAAGCCAATTAAGAAAGCAATTACAAGCTAAAGAAAACGAACTAAAGGAACGTGAAGAAGCACAAAATGCTAAACACAAAGAAGAGCAAGAATATGCAGACTTTGTTGCAGCATTTCCAGATGTAAAAGCTGAAGACATTCCTAAAGAAGTTTATGAAGCAGCCCAACATAGCAATCTTACAAGTGCATATAAAGATTGGTTGATTAAGGATTTACAAACAAAGCTTAGCATCCAACAAACAAACAGTAAGAATGCAAAAAGTTCAATTGGCAGTGTAACGGAGAGTGGACCAACTAAGAAAAACGAGCCAATAGACCCATTCTTAGAAGGTTTCTATTCCGATGATTAATAAATTTTGAAGGAGATGAAACAACATGGCAGTAAATTTAGCCGAAAAATATGCAGCTAAAGTTGATGAAAGATTTAAATTAAAATCATTAACTGAAGCATTTGTAAACCATGACTATACTTGGGAAGGAGTAAAAACATTACATGTTTATTCAATTCCAACAGTAGCATTAAATGATTATGATAGAACAGCATCAGCAAACAGATATGGAACTCCTGCTGAACTACAAGATACTGAAAAAGATTATACATTAACTCAAGATAAAGGATTTACATTCATTATCGACAAAGGTAACAATGTAGACCAAATGAATGTTAAAGGTGCTGGAAAAGCATTACAAAGAGAAATTGATGAAGTTATTGTTCCTACAAAAGACGCTTATAGATTAGGTGTAATTGCAGCAGGAGCAGTAGCAGCAGGAAACACTGCAACAGGAGCAATCAACACTTCTAACGCTTATGCTAGATTCTTAGATGGACAAAAAGCATTAGACAACAAGAAAGTTCCAACTGCTGGAAGAGTTGCAGCAATCGGAGCTACTTTCTATTCAATGATTAAACAAGACAGCACATTTATTAAATCTGGAGATATGTCTCAAAAGATGTTAGTAAATGGACAAGTTGGAGAAATTGATGGAGTTAAACTAATCAGAGTACCTGATAGTTATTTACCAACAAATTGTGCATTCATTATTACACATCCAAGTGTAACAGTAGCTGCTGACAAATTAGCAGAATACAAAGTACATGATAACCCACCTGGAATTAACGGAAACTTAGTTGAAGGTCGTGTATATTACGATGCATTCGTTCTTGATGCTAAAAAAGATGGAGCTTATGCACACTATACTGCTTAATAACAGTATTTAAAAATCAAAGGATTTTCCTTTGATATGAAAGGAGTAGCAATACTCCTCTGATATGAAAGGAGAAACAGTATGAAAGCGATAGATGTATTTAAAACAACAATGGCTATGATTGATGAAATGCTAGAAACTGGAGAAGTTGATGAGCAATCAGTTGGAGAATATAAAGCAAGAGCTCCATATATTCTAACAGCATTACAAAATGAAATCATAGGTGTAGAAAATAGATTTAGAAAATATGAAGACCATATAAGACCAGTACCAATAACTGACTTAGAAACCAATTATGTACAAGTAGAAGATATACAAGCAAACACATTACTCGTTTATGGTTTAGCAGCAAAACTATTAGCAGATGAAAATAAAACATTAGCGAACTTTATGCAACAAGAATACGAAAGATTATTCGCATTCTTTGTTAAACCAAAACCAGTAGCAAGAGAAAAGATAGAGGATGTGTACGATGCTACACTAACTTATTAAGACAGGAAGTGATTAAATGAGTGTAATTCAAACAAACACAGACATAGCACCTTTTGTAATAAAGAACTTTTTAGGATTGAACATCACTAAAACTGGAGATACACAAATAAAAGATGGAGAGTCAGGAAACATGGATAACTTTGTTATCACAAACGACTATAAATTAAAGAAAGCTGATGGGTATAAAACTGTATTTAATTTTGAAACTCCAATAAGAGGGTTATACGAATATAAAACAGGACTTTATACTTATTTATTAATAGCAACTAATGGTAAGCTTTATAAAATAGAAAAAAGCGACCTAGACGATGACTCAACATGGGAACAATTAACACCAACAGAGATAGGTAGCATTACGGACAGTGATACTACCTTCTTTTTATTTGATGGAAAAGTTTATATCCTAACAGGGAATGAATACAAAAGTTATGATGGAACAACATTACAAGATGTTGAAGGATATGCTCCATTGGTATATATAGGTTCAGCACCAGCAGGTGGGGGAACAGAATATGACCCTATAAACATATTAACTGGTAAGAAACACCAACAATTTAATGGAGATGGAACAGCAACAGTATATAAATTAGCACAAACAAATATAAATAATGTTTACAAAGTAATAGTAAATGGAACTGAATTATCATCAGGATATACAGTAAATACATCTACTGGAACAGTAACCTTTACAAATGCTCCATCAGAGGGAAATGACAATGTAGATATATATTGGGAAAAGAATGATGGAGATAGAAATCTTATCAATAATATGAGAGCAGGAATTGTCTTTGGTGGAGATGTAGACACAAAAGTGTTCTTATATGGCAATCCAAACGAGCCAAATAGAATAAGATACAGTGCAACTGCTGGTGGAGTACCAAGTGCTGAATATTTCCCAGCAACAAACCAAGCAGACATTGGAGTATCAAACTTTAGTGTTACAGATTGCACTAGACAATACGATAGATTAATCGTAACAACAAATAAACCAGAAGCATATTACATGACAATAGATGTAATTGATGTAAATGGATATTCAACAGCATCAGTACAAACATTCCCATTAAATGAAGTACATGGAAATATCGCATTTGCTCAAGGGCAAGTATTAAATAATGACCCAGTAACAATAGAGCAAGGACAAATAATAAGATGGAAATCAACAAATGTAAGAGATGAAAGAAATATGACAGTAATCTCTGCAAAGATAAAAGATGATTTAGTTTCTTATGATTTAAGAAGTGCTAAAACATGTGATTTCCAAGATAGAAACCAATACTGGTTAGCAATAGGAAATAGAGTTTATATATACAACTATGCTAACGATACATATTCAAGATTATTGCTACCAGCAAATCCTGATAGTTTTTGCGTAGTAGGAAGTAGTATGTACATGGCATTAGACAATGGTAAGTTAGTTAAATGGGATGCTAATTACCAAGATTTTGATGGAACAACAATAAATGCACACTGGGAAATGAACTTTAGTAACTTTGGTGCATCTTATTTAAGAAAGACATTAAGAAAAGTATGGGTAACAATGCAACCTCAATCAAACTCAAGTGCAACAATAGGATTTGTAACAAACAAAGAAAGGTCAGAACATACAAAAACAATAAACTACTCATTCAGTACATTAGATGTTGAAGATACTGACTTTAACAATTGGAGTTTTGAAGTTTCATATAACCCACAACCATTTAGATTAAAACTAAAAGCAAAGAAATGGACAAACCTAAAAATAACAATAGACAACAACGAAGGTTCAGATTGTACAATACTAGAACTTGCATTAAAGATGGAGTCTAGTGGAGAAAGTAAATAGGAAGGAGAAAGAATTATGAATTTACCTGAATGTAATGCGAGAGTAAATTATATACAATCACTAGCAGACAAACCAAATACAATGGATGGAATGACATCAAGTAAATTAAAACAACAATTTGATAATGCTGGTGCAGAAATAAAAGATTATATAAATAACACATTAGTTCCAACAATAAATACAGGAACAATGAATTATGTAACAACAAGTGATACAAGATTAACAAACTCAAGACAATGTAATAACAACTTTGATACACCATTAACAGCAAGAAATAATTTAAAAATAAAAACAGGAACAAGTTTACCAAGCACAGTAGAAGAAGATTGCTTATTCTTTTTATATAGTTAGGAGATGGTTAAATGGCAGTAAGTGCAAACAAATCAAAAAGTTTATCATGTTCTAGCTCAAGTTCTGATTACACATTAAGAACTGAATTTACTGAAAACAGCATAAATACAACAAATAATACATCTAGCATAACATGCAAAGCAACATTATCAGGTTCAAATGTATCTTTTAGTTCATCAGATGGTGGAATTTTAAGAATATATTGGCACGATAATAATACAAACAGTGATAGATTAGTAAGTTCTTTAACAGTTAGTAGCTGTGGTAGGAGTTATGGTTCAAAATCAACAAGTGGAACAATAAATGTTACACATAAAAATGATGGAACATTAAGTGGATATGCTAAAGCAACATGGACAAAAGAAAAAAGTAACGGATATATTCCTTATAGTGGTAATGTATCTACTAATAATACAGCATTAACCAAGATAAATAGATACCCAACGATAAGAGCAGCAAGTAACTTTACTGATGAAGAAAATCCAACAATGACATGGACAACATATAGCACATATCCATTAAGAGCAAAAATGGAAGTTGGAACTAATTATAGCTTTATTACAAGAGATTTAGATAAAAGTGCTAGTGTATGTACATTTACATTAACAAATGAAGAAAGAGATAGATTAATAGATGCAGCAGGGGATAATACAACATTACCTGTAAGATTTACTATTTGTGCTATGAGAACTGCTGGAGGAACAGAAAATGATGAATTGTCATGGAGTTATTTAGATAGAACAATGACAGTAACACCAAAAGGAAGAATAGGTAAAAATGGAGCATGGAAGAGAGTACAAATTTACTATGGTAAAAATGGTTCGTGGAAAAGGTGTACACCATATATAGGTAAAAATGGAACATGGAAGAGGGTGAAATAGATGGCAAGTTACACAACACAATTAAATAATCTAAAAAATGCACAAAAAAAAGCAGCAGTAGCTGATTTAGAAAATACAAGAAATACGACATTAAGTAATCTTCAAGCAGAAGAAGCTAAGATTAATCCTACTTATGCAGAAAAAAGAACACAAGCAAGTAACGCATCTAAAGTAAATGCAAGAAATTTCCAAGAATATCTTGCAAATACAGGAAGAGCAAATAGTGGAATAGGAGCTCAATATGAAATGGGTAGACAAAACTCATTAAACAGAGATATAAATGCTCTTAATACACAACAAGCAGCAGATATTGCTGACATAGCAAGAAGAAGAACTGATGCAAATAATGCATATAATACAGGATTAGCAGGAGCAAATGCTCAAGTAGAAGCTAATTACATTCAAAATCTATTAAATCAACAACAACAACAATGGGAAAACAACATGGCATTAAAACAATTCAATGAGTCAGTAAGACAATTTAATTTGACAAGGCAAGATAATTTAAGAGGTTTTAGTTCGGGAGGTTATTCCAGTTCTGGTGGGAGCTCTGGAGGAAAAAAGATTAAAAAAGTTAAAAAAGATAAAGATGTTACATTTGATGATACACCAAAAGATAATAAAACAAATTCTGGCAATGGAAGCATTTTAAGACAAGGTGCAGCAGCATTAGCAAAAGCAGTAGCAAAAACTGCAAGTAAAAATACTGGAAAAGGAACAGCAAAATTAGCTAGTGGAAAAACAGCTTATTCAGATTATACAAAAGCATTAGCACAATCTAAATCATACAAAGGAGGACCTATTAGTCTTAAAACAGCATTAAAAAAAGGATATATAACAGCACACACAGCAAATGGAAAGACTTATTATGCACCTGCTAGTACAACAACAACTAAGAAAACAGTAACACAAAAGATTATTCCTACATTGTACAGAAATCAAATAAAAGCAAAAAAATAGAATAGGAGGTAAATATGGCTTCAAAATCTAATAAACAATTATCTTTAATAAGAAAAACCGATGAATTAATTAAAAATAATGACCCATACAGATATAGAAATTCTGATAAAGTAAAAGGATTAACAAAAGATGTAATTGTAGAAGCAGAAGGTAAAAAAGTAGACTATTCTAAACAAGACCCACTTAACATAAAGAAAAAACAAACGAACAAAAAAGCAACAAAGAGTAGAGAAGTACAAAGAGCAGAAAAGAGATTACAACAAAAACAACTTGGTAAACAAATAAGGAATGAAATAAAACAAAACACAAAAAGAGGATATGCAATAACTGACTCTAATAGAATAATGCAAAATTATGCTAATAAGACAGGTAGTTATGATGCAACTGATTACGCAAGGCAAACATACGGTACTTATCAATTACCAAAGAAACAAGAGTCCCTTGGCAAAAAAGCTACAAGATTAGCTGTTAGTGTACCAGTAGCTATGGCAGACTTTGCTAAAGGTGCTGTATTTAATACAGGAGAAGCAGTAGTTGACTTTGCTAAACGAGGTGAATATTTTAACAACTGGTTATTCAACAAATTAGGAGTTATGAGCGACAAAGAAAGATTAGAAGCAGATTGGGCAGTAGACGATTTTGTTAAAAGAGATTTGTCTGGCGAAATGATGAGAAATCTTGGTTGGGATGAAGAAAACGAAAGAGTATTAAAAGATTATTCTTATTTAACTGGAAATACAAAAGCAGATAAATTCATCGAGTCATTAGGAGAACAAGTTCCTACATACATGATGGGATATGCAGGTTCACAATATATGACAGGTGGTAAAGGTGCAGAAGCTGCAATAAAATCCTTAAAAGGATTAAAAGGAACAGATTTAATAAAAACAGCAGTTGGTAATGTTGGTAAAGCATCGTTACTAAATTCTGGTTCAAATATTCCAATAGCATTAACTTCTTACAACAGTGGATTTGAAGAAGCATTAAGAAATGGAGCAACAAGAGAACAAGCAAGAAAATATGCAATGGCAAATGCAGCAACTGAAATTGCAACAGAATGGACTACTGGAGGTATTCCAGGTTTGGAAAATTCTACTGGACTTCTATCAAAAAAAGCTGGAGATTTATTAGATAAAACTACTGGTAATATTAAAAACGAATATTTAAAACCAATAGCGAGGTCATTATTAAAATATACTGGTGGAGCTGCTGGAGAAGGATTTGAAGAAGCGTTATCTGAGATAATAAGTCCTTACATAAAGAATGCTACTTATACTGAAGGTGAAAAAGTTAATTGGAACGAAGTTACAGAAGCAGCATTAATGGGAATGGCATCTGCTGGTATATTTAGTTTCGGTCAAAACTTATCAGAAATGGCTGGAGAAATTAAGACAGTAAAACAAAAGAACCAAGTAATTAAACAAATTGAGCAAGTTTCTAATCTACAAGTTCAAGAATTGGACGAAGGAGTTAAAAATGGAGATATAACTCCAGAAGAAGGAACTCAAGCAATAGAATATATAAAAGCAGCAGCTGAAAATAGAATTAATCAAATAAATCAAACTTACGAAAATAGAAATAACCCTAACGCTGAACAAAATTCATTAAATAGAGAACTTGCAAAACAACAAGTTCAAATAATCGAACAACAAGTACGAAATGGTCAAATATCACCACAAGACGGAACACAAAGAATAAACGAAATACAAAACTATCTTAGAGCGATAGAAAGCAACCAAACAGCCCCAACAACAAACGAAACACAACAAAGTAATGTAATTGGACAAGAACAACAAAACATCGCTCAAAACGCAAATAATGAAGTTGTTCAAAATCAACAACAAAATGGTAATTTAGTAGAAGATTACATGAGTGATAACTATGGAAATATGGTCGAAGATTATATAGACCAAAATTATGGTCAACAACAAGAAAGCAACTTAGTAGAAGACTATATGAATAACGGAGAAGATAATCTAGTCAACGACTATATGAACGATTATGAAGATGGAAACATGGTTGAAAACTTCATGAATGCACAAAATGAACTACAACAAACACAACAAGATAATATAAAGAAACAAACAAATGCATTTAATTTAGGACAAAACGAAACTAAGTTACCAACAAATACCGATGATAAGATACAAAACTTTAGAAACTCAGTTAAAAACGAAAATGTTAAAGATGCTGATGGTTTCTATAAAGCAGTAGAAAAGATAATATCTGATAAAGACTACAATGTAATATTAGATAGTTCTATTAAAAACAAACAAGGTAGAGCAGTAAATGCATTAATATCAAACGAAAACGGAATAACAATAAAAATTAACCCTAATTCAAATAGAGCAGCAGAGATATTATTAATGCATGAAGTTACTCATGGAATTGAAACAAAAGAAATGAGTAACTTAATAATGGACTATGCTTCTAAAAATTCTAAATTTAATGAAGCATTAGAAAGTTTAAAGAAAGCATACGGAACAAACGATGTAACATCTGAAGTAGTAGCAGATATAAGTGGTCAATTATTTGGTAATCAAGAATTTATTAATAATTTATCTACTGAAAAACCAGGAGTATTCAAAAGAATTTATAACAAGATTGTTGAACTAGCAAATAAACTTACTGGAAATAGTAAACAAGCATTATTCATTAGAGATTTAAAGAATAAATGGGAAAAAGCATATAGAGAAGCAAATATAGAAAGTTCACAAATAAAATTAAAAGACCAAGTTAAGTATTCACAAAATGGTGAAATAACAGATAACAAAGGTAGAGAACTTAACATAAACATGCAAAACTATATGGAGGACTCACAAGCGACTGATGATAAAGGTCAATTGGTTACTTTATATCACACAACAACAGATATGATAAAGCAATTCAATGTGTTTGACCCAGCAAACAAGTATGATGGTAAATATAAATTTGGCAAATACAATGTAACATATTTAACAGACAATCAAGAAATGTCTGGAAGTTATTCGAAATATGATTATAGAAAAGCTAACACAAAAAGATTAAATAGTATAGAAGAAGCAAATGAATATTTAGATTATAATTCCTCTCTTAGAATTATAGACATAGAAAATACAAATCAAGCAATAAAAAATCATTTTGAAGGAAATCCAAATAGGTATTTTTTAGTTAGTGGTGATTTAACAACATTTGGTGAATATAAAACAGAACAAGAATTATTAAGAGATGTAATACCAACGAGTCAATGGGTGATGAGAGGAAATAGTAATTTTCAATATGAAGTTTACGCTAATATAACAAAACCTTTTATAATAGATGCTGAAGGAAGAAATTGGGATAATATTTCAAGAGAAATAGTTCAAGAATATAAAGATGTTGTGGATAATTTATCTCAAGAACAAAAACAAGAATTAGCAAAATATGCAGAAGATTCAATAAATAAATATTCTGATTGGGCTACGAGTGAAAAATATACTGAATATTTAAAGTATAATGATGAATACAAGAAATTAGATAATACAACAGAGGAAAATTTAGTTTTATTATCTATGAAAGAAAATGTTACACCACAAGATTATATAGATATGTATAATGAATTTAAAGAAGGTAAAGCACCAGACAGCAAAATAACAATTGATGGAGAAGAAATGACTTTTGCAGAATACGCAGCAAGATGGTGCAATTTAGAAATGGAAAATGCAGACTATTCTTCTGCTTATTCATATTTTTGGACACAAGCTCGTAAACAATATAGAAATCAATTACAACAAGTTGGTGTAGAAAAAATGTTTGACATGGCTAAGTATGGATTTAAAGACTGGGCAGTAGAAGATACATTATCAAGGACTCTTGAAACAAATGATATAGTAAATAAAGTAATTGAAATGAATGAAAACGGCGATGATTATGATGGAGTTATCATAATGAATACAACAGACTACGGACCAGGTTATGTTGAAGAAAAAGACCCACATGATGTTTATGTTGTATTTAATTCTAATCAAATAAAATCAGTAGATAACCCAGACCCAACAAACGACCCAGATATTAGATATTCTGAAAAAGCAAAACAATGGCAAGATTTCTTAGAAAAGAACTACAAGAACACTGGAACAACAACAAAGTTAAATGAAAAGATTGGTACTGAAGAGAAACAAACTGAAGTACCACAAGCACAAAAACAGCCAAGTGAACCTGTTACAGAAAGTGGTATGAACCAAGAAAAACTTGATGCTTTAACAAACAAATTGAGAGAAAACAGACAACAAAGAGAAACTAAAGCAGCAGAAGAAAGAAAAGTTATTGCTGAAAGAAAAGGAAACAATGTAACAACAGCAAAAACATACACAAAAGATTTCCAAGATGCACAAACTGGTAAACTTGATAAAAAGAAATTGCGTAAGTATGTAGGAACTTCAAACGAAGCAACAGGAATGCAAAAATCAATAGATAAAGCAGATTTAGATAGACTTACTTATGAAACTCAATCAAATGATTCAACATACAAAAAAGCAAGAAAAAATCTTGAAGGATTAAGTTACGAAGATAGATTAAGTAGAAGTAGAAACCTATTAAGTTCAGACAAAAGAGTAACAGCAGTAGATGTAGCAGAAGCACAAATTACAATGTTGGAAGCTGCACAATCTGGTAGAGTTCAAGATTATTTAGATTTACAACAAGATTTAGCAATAATGGGAACTGAAGCAGGTCAAACAATTCAAGCAATGTCTATGATACAAAAGATGAGCCCTGATGGACAATTACAAACATTATTAAAGATAATAGACAGACAACAAAAGTTAGGAAACAAGAACTACGAAAATGTTAAACTAAATGAAAACCTAGTTCAAGAAGTTCTTGACTCATACGATGATGTAAATCATACAACATTTAATAAAGAAAAACTAGATAATGCTATGGATGCTTTAAAACAAGATATAGCAGACCAAATGAAAGTATCTTGGGCAGAAAAGGCAAACGAGTGGAGATACTTATCAATGCTTGGTAACCCTAAAACACATATTAGAAATATGGTTGGTAATTTTGCTATGTCTTTAGTAAAATCTGTAAAGGATTATCAAAGTGCAGCAGCACAAGATTTACTAGGTAAACTTGGTGTAATAGATAAATCTAGCAAAACAGCAACTTTAAAATGGGCAGGAAAAGATGTTAGAAAATTAGCAAAAGAATACTATTCAGAGTTCCAAAAATTAGAAGACTCAGGTAGCAAATACAGTGAAAAAGCAAATATAGAGCAACAAAGAAGAATATTTAAACCTGGTCTAATTGAATGGATTAGGAAAGCAAATTTAAAAGCTTTAAAAGTAGAAGACAACTGGTTTAAAAACTTCAATTATAGAAAATCATTTAGTAACTTTTTAACTGCAAAAGGAATAAGAACTGAAGCAGACATAAAAGCAAACCCACAAATAGTACAAGATGCTAACAATTATGCAATTCAACAAGCAAAAATTGCAACATTCCAACAAGATAATAAAATTGCTAATTGGATAAGACAAGCAGATAAACTTGGAAAAGGAGCAGAAGTCGTAAGAGGAGCAATAATTCCATTTACAAGCGTTCCAATGAATATAGCACAAACAGGAATAGAATATACACCTGGTCTTGGTATGTTCAAAACAATATCAGACTTTAAAAAAGCAGCACCTGGAGATAAAGCAATAACATTAATTGATGGAATTGCAAAACAAACAACAGGAACTTCTTTAGCATTAATAGGATATGCTTTAGCAAAAGCTGGAATGGTAACAGCAGATGCTGGTGATGATAAAGAAGATAAGTTTGAAAAAGATATTGGTGCTAAAATGAATTATTCAATTAAGTTTGGAGATAAATCTTATGACTTGAGCTGGTTATCACCAAGTTCAATGCCTTTCTTTGTTGGAGCATCAATGTTTGAACAATTAGAAAAAGACCAAGGAGTAAGTGGTAACCTAATCACACAAGCATTAGCATCAACTTTAGACCCATTATCTGAAATGTCAGTAATAAGTAGTTTCTTTGATGTATTAGATAGTTATGAGAAAGATGCAGCAGGTAAGATAATGAAAGCAGGAGAAAGCACATTACAAAACTATGTATCTCAATACATTCCAACAGCATTTAGTCAAATGGCAAAAGCTTTAGATGATAAAAAACGTGATACATACGCAAGTAAAAATTCTCCATGGTCATTTGGAGAAGAAACAATAAAACAACTTGCTTATAAAATACCAGGTGCAAGAAACTTACTACCAGAACAAAAAGACTTTTTAGGAAGAACAAAAAAAGAAGCTTATATATCTGATAACAAAATAGTAAATGCATTTGAAGCATTCTTCTCACCAGTAAACGTTAGAAAAGATACATCTGATGAAGTAACTAAAGAATTAATAGATATATATAATAAAACTGGTGGAGAAAGTTTAATACCTACAAAAAATGCTTATGCAGAATTTTTTAAATATAAAAATAAAAAATACGATTTAAACAAAAAAGAATATAACGAATTTAAAGAAGATGCTGGTGAGATTGCAACTAAAGAAATAGAAAAATTAATAAACGACAGCGATTATAAAAAACTATCCGATGACAAAAAAGCTAAAGCACTTGCAAATATAATGCAATATTCTAGGTATAAAGCAAAATACGATTACTTTGAAGATAAAGGAATAGATTATTACAACCAAACATTCAACACTGTTAGAGAAAGAATAAAAAATGGTGAATATTCATTATCTGATTATTACTTAGATAAACAAAGCGAAAACAACAAAAGATATAAAGCACTTGAGAAAAAAGGAGTAGATGCAGAAACATTTGATGCATTTAGAGAGTTCGCTTCCAAGACAAAAGCAGATAAAACAAAAAACGGTGGATATGTAAGAAACAGCAAGAAGAAAAAAATAATTAATTATATTCAAGGATTAAGTTTATCAAAAGAAGGAAAAGAAGCATTATATGAAGACTACAAGAAAAATCAAAGGACATTTACAACTTATAAATAAAAGGTGGTGAACAAATGATAAAGATAAATAAAAACACAATGGACATCGAAGTAACATCTGGAGATACTGGTACTTTTTCTTTCTCAGTAAAGAATAAAGATACTGGTAAAAGTTTCTTAAATGAAGGAGATACAATAACTTTCACATTAAAGGAACAAAATACAGGTACAGTAATACTACAAAAAGTAATCACAGAATTTGATGATGGATTAGTAGTAGTACCAATATCAGCAAGTGAAACAGCAAACTTAACACCAGAACTTACCTATGTTTATGATTTAGTATTAACTCGTAGTGATGGAACAGTTGATACATTAAATCCAACAGATAAGTTCTTTTCTTATTTCACAGTAAAGAGAGGTGTAATGAATGGCTGATTTTGAAATAGAAAGACCAAGTGTAGAAACAAATCAAGTAAGTCCAACATTTAGTGTCAGCATTCCTCAATTTACTATTGAAGTACAAGGAGGAGTACAAGGACAACGAGGAGAAAAAGGAGATAAAGGGGACCCAGGAGAACCTGGGGCTCCTAATGTCCTATCTATTGGAACAGTAGTAAGTGGAGATACAGCAAATGCAAGTATCACAGGAACAACACCAAACCAAGTATTAAATCTAGTATTACCTCAAGGAGAAAATGGACAAGACGGTCAAAATGGTGAAGATGGAGTAGGTATTGAGTCAGTAGTACAAACTACTACATCAACAGAGGATGAAGGAAACAACATAGTAACAGTAACATTAACTGATGGAACTACATCGACATTCACAGTACAAAATGGTTCTAAAGGTTCTACTGGAGCAACAGGAGCTCAAGGACCAGCAGGAGAAGATGGAGAAAAAGGTGATAAGGGAGATAAAGGAGACACTGGTGTAGGAGTAGAAAGCATAGAACAAACTACTACATCACATGAAAGTGGTGGAACAAACATCATCACTGCAACTCTAACTGATGGAACAACAAGTGAGTTTTACATAAAGAATGGAGAAGCTGGTGGTGGTGGAGGTGGTGGTACTTCTAACTACAACGACTTAACTAACAAACCTAGTATCAATAACATAACATTAACAGGAAATAAAACAACATCCGATTTAGGAATAAACATACCAACTGCAACATCAGACTTAACAAATGATAGTGGATTTATTACAAGTTCTAGTCTACCTACTAAAGTATCAGACTTAACTAATGATGCAGGTTACATTACATCATACACAGAAACTGACCCTGTATTTAGTGCAAGTGCAGCAGCAGGAATAACGAGTGCAAACATAACAAGCTGGAATAATAAATCAGACTTTTCTGGAGATTATGATGATTTAACTAATAAACCTACTATTCCATCTAAAACAAGTGATTTAACAAATGACTCAGGATATATTACTGGATATACTGAAACAGACCCAGTATATAGTGCTAGTGCTGCTTCTGGAATTACATCAACTGATATTACTAATTGGAACAATAAAAGTGATTTCAGTGGTTCATATAACGATTTAACAAACAAACCTACAATCCCAACAGTAAATAATGCAACATTAACAATCCAAAAGAATGGAACAACAGTAAAAACATTTACAGCAAATGCAAGTTCAAATGTAACAGCAAACATAACAGTACCAACACAAACGAGTGAATTAACTAATAATAGTGGATATATAACAAAATCAGTAAGTGATTTAACAAATTACACACCAACAAATTCATTAGCAACAGTAGCAACAAGTGGTAGTTACAATGATTTATCAAATACACCTACAATTCCAACAGTACCAACTAACATAAGTGCATTTACTAACGATAGTGGTTATATAACTGGAATAACAAGTAGTGATATATATAATGTTTTAGGATATTATCCAGCAGCAGAACCAAATATTTATGCATACAATACAATTAGACAAATAACAAGCACAAGTAATCAAACATATATAGATTTAATGGATGATATTACTAGCCAAAGACCAATAATCATAAGATTAGGAATGAACGAATATGTTAATGCTTTAGGAACTAATAATGGTACTACAACATCTTTATGGTATATGTCATCTGATAACACTTATAGAAAAATAACATTAACAAAATCAGGAACAAGTGTAACAGTAACAATTGAAGATATAGACATACCAACAAAAACAAGTGATTTAACAAACGACTCAAATTTTGTTGACTCGACACTAACTGGTTCATTATCAAACCTAACAACAACAGACCAAAGTAGTTTAGTAAATGCTATTAATGAAGTGAATGAAAAAAATATAATTATGATGCATTTAACAGGTGCACAATCATTTGGTAGTGCATATACAAAATTGAATTTAAGTGCAGGAACAACGATTGGAACAAAATTAAGCGTTAGTTCAAATCAAGTAAAAATAGGTAGTGGTGTAAACCACATAAAAGTAAGTGGTACATTTGGTTATAACTATGCAAGTGCTGGAATGAGATATTTAAGAATTACAAAAAACTGGAATGCAAGTAGTATAGATGCTACTACAATAGCACTGCAACAAAAATATGAAAATAACACAAATAAAAGTGGAACATTATCAATAACAGATATTGTAATACCTGTTAGTGAAGGCGACTTAATAGGAATGTATGTATATGGATTAAGTGGAGATAGTGTAAGATATACACCTGCTAGTGGAATGATACAAACAAATATGAATGTTGAAGTAATAGATTAGGAGTGATAAATATGAAAGAAAAAATAAAGAAAATATCAAAGTATGTAGTAAACATACTAAATATGATTAATATGCTATTACTTGGATTAGCAAATGTATGGAATTGGAATATAGATAAAGTAAGTGCAACAATAATAGTAATAGCAGGTGTAATAAGTGCATATTTAACAACAGGTAAGATATTCTCAACTGAAGATGAAGATTTTGATTTTGATGAAGAGGAGTGGTAAATATGGCAAATGTACAAAAAGCAATATTCCCAATGCACTATATGAATATTTCACAATCTTATAATGAGGGAAATCACAAATCACATTGGGATGATAAAAACATAATTAAAGGTCGTAAAGACTATCCGATTGATATTTGTGGAATGGACTCTGGGCGTGATAATTTTTACGCCCCAACTGACTGTAAAATAACTTTTATTCAAGCAAAAAACACATCTAAATGGACTAATAAAATGATTCTTGTATCAACAAGCAAAGTTAAAACTCCTAGATATGGAACAACACAAATATTCTTTAAAGTAGTTCATTTTCCTTATGACAATGTTAAGAAATATGGTCTTAAAGTAGGAAAAACATTTAAAAAAGGTCAAATAATATGCACTGAGGGGAAAGATTCTTTCAGCACAGGTAACCATATCCATCTTTCTCAAGGAATAGGGTATGCAAATAAATCTATATACAACAAATCAATTCTACATAAAAATAGAAAACTTGTTGCAAATGGAGATAATAAATATCCTCAATCTATTTTCTATTTAGATACGAAGTTTACTAAGAAGATAATAAGAGATGCTGGAATTAAGTGGAGCAAAATTTAATGGAAACAATCACAATAGCATTAGTAATATCAATCTTAGGCATAGTGTTAAATGTATTTAACTTTTATTATTCCAGAAAAAAAGACACTATAACCGACATCAAAGAACAAGACAAAGAAAATTCCGACCAAAAATTAATAGATTATAGACTTACACAAGTTGAGAAGAAACTAGATAAAATAATCGATATATTAGATAGCTATGACAAAGAAATAGATGAAAGAGTAGAAAAAGCATTATCACAACATGTAGAATTGTATCACAAGGGGGAGAAATGAAACTAAAAGAAGATATTTATTCCTTAAAGCAAGAACTCGGAGATATAAAACAAGAAAGTTTTGCGATGGAAATGTTAAAATACAGCAAAAGACAAAACAAAATATTATTTGTGATTATTCTAATTTTATTAGTATTTTGGTTTGCAACTGGTTCGTATTTAATATGGGTGTTAAACGATATAGGAGCAGAAGAAATCACTACTGAAAGTTATGAAATACAACAAGATGCAGAAGGCAACAACAATTACATAAATGGTAGTGATAATAGTGTAAACAATGGCTAAACAAACAATTAAGTATAAGAAAACAGTGATTAAAAGAAAATACAGAAAATCACAAAGAAGAAAACAAAATGTTCGACCTTACTAGAAAAGAATACGAACAAATAAAATCAAAAGCTATGTTAAATGAAGAATTATCACAAATATTAGAAATGAAAATAAAAGGATATTCTATAACAAGAATATCTATGGAATTACACATCAGCGAAAGAACAGTTAGTAGAAGAATTAGACAACTTAAAAAGAAGATTATGAAAGTAATTTAATGGCAATATTAAGACAAGAACCTGGCAATCCAGGTTCTTTTTTTTATGCAATAATTTAATCAGGAAGGAGATATTAGAGATTGTTTAAAAAGCAGTGGATAATATCTCTTTTATTTTTTAGGAGGAAATTATGTTTAATAATACATTTATGCTTGATAGACTATCAAAACAAAAAGAAGAGATAGAAAACATGATAAGAAACTACCAAAATCCTCAACAACCAGTGAATAATTTCATAACAACAGGCCAAACACCCTCTAAAGACCTCATAGAATGGCGAATATTAAACGAAAACGAAGAAGTAGATAATTTATACGTCAATAACAAAACTCTCTTTGTAGGGGATTCTATGATGGTTTTAAAAGGTGTCGATGGTTCACTAGAAAAATGGGAAATTAAAAAAATATTTCCTATTGATAAGAAAGACGAGAAAATTAATGCTTTAGAAGAAGAAATAAAGAAACTAAAGGAGATGATTAATAATGAACATGCAGAACCTACTAGCACAACTTCAAAACGCATCAAATCCAATGCAAATGTTGATGGGGATGTTGACGGGAAATCAGAAACAAACAGTGAATCAGTTTCAAATGAAGAATAAACAACAACAAGCAGAAGAAATAGCAAAAATGTGTAATGAGAAAGGAATTACAAAAGAACAATTACAAAGTATCATTAACACATTTAAATAAATGAAAGGAGGAATATCATGAACGGACAACTAAGTGCTTCAGATGTTATGGCATTAACTAAAGACAATGATGGATTTGGTGGAGTAGGATTAATAATTCTATTATTCATATTCTTAATTGGAATTGGTGGAAATGGATTTGGTTGGGGAAATAATGGAACTGGATTAGCTTTAGCAGACATTCAAGCAAGTTTATATAACCAAACTCAAGATGCTAACTCAAGACAAATACAAGGTAGTCTTGCTATGGTAAATGATACTGTTTTAAACAACAAGTATGATAATGCTATTCTAATCAAAGATTTATCTAATCAAATGTCTAATAGTATAGCTGCTATTGGAAATCAAATATCAAACCAAACAGCAACTATAACAAATCTATTCAATGAACAAACTATTGATAGATTAAGAGATGCTTTAGCAACTACTAGAGATGAATTAAGTAATACTAGACAAACTGCACAAATTACTGAAAATATATTAGGTAATTTAGCAACAACTGCTCCAAAACCTCCATGTTATTATGGTTGTGGATGCAATTCCTCATTATATTAATGAGTTGACTTATGACTAGACAATAAGTCTGGTCTTTTTTAGAAAGGAGATAAATATGTGTAATACAATGTATATATCTACCGTAACAACTACTAACACAGGAGTTATTTTAGTACCTAATAGAACAGTAAACACAGTAGTAAATGCAAGTAATTATAGATTAATAATTGCTTGTAATGTAGAAGCAACAGCAAATCTACCAGTATTTATTCAAACAACACTAGGTAACATTCCTGTATTATGCAAATATGGTAATACCTTATATGCAAATCAATTAAATAAAAGAAGAATGTACTGTATAGGATATGGAAACGAAAATACAAATTATGAAGATGGACAATTTGTTATTTTTAGTAGAGTAAATCCTAGAGGAACAATAGGAGGATAGTATGGAATGGGAAGATAAAGTATGTGAGTTCAAAAAATATGCAAAGCAAACATTAGATTTACTAGAAGATGCTTTTAAATGGAAAATGATGGGTGAATACTCTGAAGATGAAGAAATGAGAAGCAAGTATATGATGGTAGCTAATTCTTTGTTTGATATGTATGTTAAGGAAAACAATAACATAATGAACAAATATAGAGAACAATAAAAAAAGAGCCACCCAAAAGGGTAGCTTTTTAATTTGCATTTAAATGCCCTTAATTTCAACTTTTATGTTCAAACGATAAATTATACTACTTTGTAATAAAAATCAAAATTAAAGGCACTTATGTTAGTCTAAGTGCCATTTTCTTCGTCTTTATCAAAAGAAATGTAATAAACAATGTCAGCACCACAATTATTACAGTGGCAACATTGAACAATTCCTTCTCCTTCTAAACCATAATCTTCAAAATCATAATCACAATCCCAAGATACGGTATTTTGCAAACAATGAAAGCATTGGTACATATTATTTCTTCTCCTTTTTCAACTGTTTTGCTTTTACTCCTGTATAATCAGGATATTTTAATAAATATTTTGTTAAGTCTTGCAGACTTTCTAAATTAAACTTTATATTTCCTTTTGGTGTTTCTATTTCTACTTGATACATTTATTCTCCTTTATCTAATATTTCTAATAATTCTCCAACATTGTCTTTATCAAATGTATGTGTTAATACTTCACCATCATATCTATCTTGTATATATTCTCTTGCTTCTTTTATGATATTATTTAGTCTTTCATTTTCATCTTCTAGTCTTGCTATTTCTCTTGGCATTTCTTCTATTGATATATTCATATTCTTACCTACTTTCTATTATCATAATTATTATTAAGACTAATAACATTAGTATTGTTATTATGTCTATTATTTTAATCTTTTTCATTTTCTTTATCGTTTTTCCAAAAAACTAGAGCACTATCTCCGATTAAAATATCATCAAATTTAGTATTTAGTTTCTTTTTTAATAATCTAAAATCTTCAACTGGAATAGGTCTAACTATATACAACACGTTATCTTTTATCATAACTCCATATTCAGTTACTAATTCATCAATTGTTTTTTCTTCTGCAACTCCTGTAAAAATATCTCTTAATTCTTCTACTTTAGTTTTTTCTTTTTTCATTTCGTTTCCCTCTCTTCAATAGCATTTTGGTAAAAGTATTTTACTGACCTTTCAGAATAATGTACTTCTTTAGCAATTTCTTTCCATGTCATATTTCTCATTCTACCATTATATTTATCTTTTATCTTTTTTTGTTCTCTAAGAAACACAATACTTTTCTCAATATCATTGTATTTATCTAATCTCTTTAACTCGTTTTCAATCCAAGTATTTAAAGAGACCATTTTATCTTCAATATACTTTAATGTAATGTCTATTTGTAATTCATCCTTTAATTCACAATATCTTAATAGTGTATCAACCCTTTTCCCCCCATCAACCTTTTCGCCATTAAGATTAGTAGCACTAGGAAGGACTAGAGATACTATTTGTTCCATACGACTATACCAGTATCTCCAGTCATTCTCTAGTTTTTCTAATTCTTTACTAGCTGACTCTAAAGTTAATTCTTTCATTTTCCACCTTTCATTGTTTTTAATAATTTTAATCTAAAATCTTCCCTTTTATATCTTTCAATTGCTTCATTTTGCTTTTCAGGATTAGCATAAACCCTACGTTTACACCAACTACAAGTTACACTATTATTACCATATTTGCCACCATATATATGCACAGAGTGCCCACAATAACAATAATATCTATGAGCATCTCTTGCATTTTGGAGTTTCCACTCCTTTGTTCTTTTATATCTTTCAGTTGCTTCGCTCATAATTAGAATGGTAGGTCTGAGTCATCAATTTCAATTTCTTTAGCAAAGTCTTCAAATATATCATCTTGTAGTTTAGGTTCTTTTTTTGTTTCAAATGTTTGTTGTGTTCCAACTTTTTCAAATGCTGTTATTTTTATAATCCATTTAGTTCCTTTACTATCTTGGTATGTCCAATCAAACCAAGTAAGAAAAGCATTTTTAATTATAATATCAGTTCCATTTTCAACTTCTACATCTTTTAAAAATTCTACTGGAAAGTATCTATTAATGTACTTATCTCCATCTTTCTTACTAATTCCTATTGAGTATTTACCTTGTTCATTTTTAAATACTCTTATTGGTACATTATTACCATCTCTATCTTTGTTTATTATATTCATACTTTCTTCCTCTCTTTTGTTTTATATATTACTCTTGCACTTAAAAATGCAGTTTCATTTAATTTAGCATTCTTTGATAGTAGTTTCTTGTTTTTAATGCAATTATATTCAGGTGTAGATACTGCCATCAAATTGTCTATATCAAAATTAGTTCTATCTTCATCCAAGAAAACAACCATAGTAGATGTTGGGAGTTCAACATTATGGTATTTTTCATATAAATATCTTTGTTTATACTCCCACTTATCACTTCTTACTTTTACTAATGTCATTCCATCAGGTTTAGTATATTCACTACCAATAGGTAAAACACCATTTATACATATCTTGTTAGCATTATAATCTTTGTATCTTATCTTTCTTTTAGATAAGTATTTTCTTAATGCACATTTACTTATTTGATAGTTATATTTTCTTTTAGCAATTTTTAATAATTCTTCTAAAGTTTTATTAGGTGCTTTCTTAATCATTTCACTTTCAAATTCTTTAGAATACTTATTTCTCATTACTTTATTCCTTCTCTAACTTTTTGTTTTGTTTCTTCAACTCTTATTTTTAGATTTTCTGCTTTTATGTATGTTAATGCAGTATTACTAATGGCATTACTTCTTGCTACTTCTAAGCTATCAACTCCATCTTTACATAATCTATCTAATTCTTCCATTAATTTATTTTGAATAATATCTATATTTTCCATATTTTACACTCCTAACTCTTCTTCCGTTAAAAACGGATTTTCTTTTATTTTCTTTAAATCTAATTTAAATCTTTCAATCTCTTCTTGCATTTCCCATATCAAGTTTTTAAAGTTATCTATATCTATCAAAAATATTTGTAGATTGTTTGAATTAAATGTTTCATCAAATGTTTTATCTCTTTTATAGACACATAACATTCCTTTGTCTTTCTTAGCATTCATCATGTAGAACAATAGTTGAACTAAATAACCCTTATAATCTTCTATTGTCTTTTTTAATGTTCCAGTTGTCTTTATTTCTAGTATGCTTTCATTACAAATACCATCAAAATGACATCTAATAGGCAAAACTTCATTATCTATTTCTAATTTATCTTCGTGGTATCTCTTGCCAAATGTTTCGTTTATATAATCTCTTATCTTAGGTTCAAGTTTATTACCATAAATGGTATATTCATTATCTACGTTGTCTATTTCTTTCAATCCTGCTTTTTCTTGTAGTAATTCAAACCTAGTTTTGTAATGACTAATTCCCATTAAAGCAACTAGGTCTGAACCACCAAGATAATTTTCTCTATGCTCTTTTACACTACTTTGCATTTATAATTTCTAATACTTTCTTAAAATCTTCTTGTTTACTTGAACCACTTAAACTATATTCGTTAGCAATTTCATTCATATCAATTCCATTTTTATTACAATATTCAATTAATTGCTTTCTATAATCATATTCTTTTTTTGTTTTCTTATCTTGTTGTTCAGTAAATTCATCAGTATCAGCATCTTTTGTATCATCAATTAAGAATAGACCATTTAAACAATATTTACGACAATAGCTAGATGTCGCTCCAGTAATTTGTGAACCATCCATTCCTTTTTTACTTTCTTCTTCTCTAGCAAATGCTGTATTTTCTATTACCATACCCTTTTCAGTATCAATTAACAATGCTGTTGCTTTTATATAATATCTTTCACCTACATTTACTAATTCATCAGATATTTTTAATGTACAATTATATTTTTCAAGTAAAGGTTTAACTGCTTCAAGTATATCTTCACAACTACGATAGTTATAACCACCAAACTTATTTACTTGATTCTTTGGTGCTTTTAATTCAGTTTGTATCTTTAATAGTTTCTCATATATTGTAAGTTCTTTCTTTTTTGTTTCTTTTACTTCCTTTGTCTCTTTAGTTTCTTTTACCTCTTTTTCCATTATTCATTATCTCCTTTATCTTTATTTTTTAATACATACTTACCATAACTTGCTTTACTTCCAAATCTATCAGTAAAATCAACTTGTTCAGTTTCTATTTCCATACCATATTTGTATCTTAAATTAAATATTATTGCACTTAATCTTGTTGCTCCATATTCTTTTATTGCCTCCCATGATGTTATACTTCCTTTTTCTTGTAAATGTAGCATTATTGCTTTTGTTTTATTCATTTCTTATCACTCCTTAATATTTTTATTTTCTTTCTTAAATTACTATTCTCTTTCTTTAATCTATTCATTTCTTCTTTATTCATTAATTTATCAATTACTTCTTGGAACTCTTTCTTATATAGTTCTTCTAAACTTTCATAATTAACTTCTAATGTATTAATTCTATGTTGCATCTTCATTTTGTCTTTAAATGGTACTATCAAATAAGATAATTTTCTCTTAATGAAATTCATTTTCATTCACCCCATACATCTTATTAGAACTTATAGGTTCATAGTTGTCTTTTATTTGTTCCTTAAAGTCTTCATATTCTTCTTTAATGCTTTCTAGTTCAGCATCTAAATCTTCTAATTTAGCTATAATCCTATCTACTGCAACGATGCTTTCAGTAAATAGTTTCCCAATATAACCTAATTCATCTTTCTTTACATATATTTCATTCATATTTGTACCTCTCTTTATTTAAAATCTTCTAATAGTTTCTCCATCTCATTTTGTTCTTCTTGTGATAGAGTTTGTGTTTCAACTTCTTTATCATACCAACTTGGTAGTTCTATATCTTGTTTAACATTTTGTTTTCTATTTCTTTCCCATGTAATAATACAACTCTTCCAATTCTTAATTTTGTTTTTACCTATAAACCAATCTTTGCTTTCATAAAAGTTATAGAACATAACAGCATCAATATCATTGTTTCTTTCTTTACAATACTCTTCAATCTCTTCAATAGTAGGTTTAACAAATCTTTCTTTATATATTTCTTTCTTATTATTTTTATTATTATTTATATTATTACTATTTGTTCCTAATTTTTCGCAATCAAGTTTCTTAATTTTTTGGAAACTTGTTTCTAAACCATTCGTAAACAAGTTTATAATTTGTGATGCATTTATTTTTATATGTCTTTTTGCTGGAATACCTTTTAGTATTACATCTATCAAACCTCTTTTAGATAGATTGTCTAAACATTTCTTTTGTTCATAAGAACTTAATGATGTATTGTTTTCTATATTTTCAATAGTTGAATAAAAATAACCATCTTCATCAAGTTCTTTTGTTTTTTTGTAATAATTATATTCACTTGCTAACTCACCAAGAATAATTGTTTCTTTTAAACCTAATTCTTTAATTAAAGAACGATTTACTATTATATAATTATCGTTTGCAAGTATATTTACAATACTATCTTCCATATTTATCACTCCCTTATTTTAAATCTCACCACTTAATAGTTTTTCATAAGCATATCTAATAAACTCAGCATTTCCTAATCTTTTTATTTCTAATAGTTCTTTTAGGTCTTTATATTCTTCTTTTTTTAGTTGTGCTGTAAAAAACTTATAATTTTCTTTGTTATATCTTGTAATATAATCATATTTTGCTTTCATAGCATCTTTACTTCTCTTTTCCACTTTCTACACCTCTCTTCCTTTATCTTATACATATATAACATATCATATAACTATAATAATGTCAATGCTTTTTTGTTATTTGTGATATAAATAATATTAAATACATATCTAATCCCATATTATTCACTCTCCTTAACTAAATCTTTTTCTTCCCATTTTTCTATTGAAATTCCCATACCATCATCATAATCAATAGAGATTATATCAGTATCATTAAACCATATTAATTCTTTTGTTAATTCCAACCAAGTTTCTTCATTTATTCTTTCTTTCTTATACAAACTATCATTATATTCTTTAATTCTTTTTACTTGTCCTAACATGTGTGTTCCATTATCATATATATTATTCATTATTATTCACTCCTTTATTAATCATATCTATTACATTGTCAAACACAACTGAACCTTTACTTTTAAAATATTCTTTAATATCTTCTAAATCTCTTTGTGTATCTAGTAAATCTATTACTTTATAACTAAAGCCTTCTAATTCTTTTTTTATGTAATCTAATGAAGTAAAATCTTCTTTTGCTAATTTGCTTAAAATTAACACGTCATTTTTTAGTATGTCTTTATCGTCAAGATTATAACCACTCTCTATTGCATCAGTAACAACTAATTCTATTAATCTTTCTTTTAATTCTCTATAACTTTTTGTTTCTTTATAATCACAAGTTAAATCTACTAATAAATATTGTTTCATTTTATCTACACTCCATTTCTATTAAATTATTATCTAATAATTCTTGCATTGTTAAATCTATATCAGCATCTTGTAATATATCTAATAAGTTGTATAAGAAATCGTGAATTGCTATTCTATTATCGTTGTAAGTTATAATACATAAAGAATGACAATTTTGGTCTAAATATTCATATACACCACTTATTAATCTTAAAGTTGTAGCATCAACATTAAAGTTTTCTCTAACATAATTTATTATTTTTTCTTTTTCTTCCATTTTAATTCACTCCTAACTCTTTTTTTAAATCTTCTAAATCTTCATTGTTATATACAAAGTAGATAAATCTACTATCATAATCATAAATGTCCATACAACGTTGCCCACTTTTTAACATTTTCTCCACTATTTCAAATAATTCTTTATTGTCTTTATAACCAAATGTGTTTTGTGTTTCTCCAACCATTAATACCACTACCCCTTTATTATTGTTTTCTTTTAAATCATATTTCATTTTAAAACTCCTCTTCTTTTTCTCTATTATAATTTTTGTGTCTTAATTCTATTGTGTCAGCATAAATGTTCATTTCATAACCAATTCTTAATAAGTATGCTAAATTTTCATAATCAATTAATCTATTTGTATCTATTAAAATATATTCGTAATTGTTTTCTTTGTTAAAATCTCTTGCATCTTCTACTTCTTGTCTATGTTGCAAACTAAACTCCAATATTTTTTTCTTTTTCATTTATAACACCTCTTTCTTTAAATATTTTTTAAATAATCCGTTTAATGCTTTTTGTTCTTCTTTATCAAGTAAATCAAAATCTTCTTTTAATAATCCATCATATATATCGTTTAATGCTTTTGTTAATGATATTCTTTTCTTTTCTTCTAAATCATAGATGTAATCTTCTCCATATTTTGTTTGTCTTATACTAAACCAACAATCCATTTTATTTAATGTTGTAATTCTTTGTAATGCATTATATTCATTTATAGTTAAACTATATTCCATTTTTATCACTCCTTTATATTTTTCTTATGCTTTTTGCATCTTTTTTTAATTCTTCATAATTTAATTCATTTTCTAGTGTTCCATAAGTTTTGTACCACTTCCAACTATCAAATAAATTATTATCAAAGTCCAATACCCACTTGCTATTATCTTTTAATGTAATTAACCATTTGCCTTTTTTTAATTGTTCAAACATATTCTAATCTCTCCTTTCATAATTACATTATATCATATCATATACATAATGTCAAGTATTTATTTTAAATTGTTAATATCATAACTTACTTTTCCATTCCATAAATCTCTTAATATCATAAATAAATCTATATAAAAGTTTGTTGTTTCACTATTTTCTACTTCTATATTCAATTTTTCTAACTTCTTATCAGTTAAAGCATTTTCTATTGATGTTCTACTTATTCCATAATTATAATAATCTTCCATTATATTTAATAATTCTACAATTTCTTCCTTTTCCATATAACCTTTTAAGTTATTAAAATAACTACATATTGTTTCTACATAATCTTTCATATTATTTACACTCCTTAACAAAAATCTTCTTTTACAAAATTAATCATATCTACATAATCAATAAAATCAGTATCATTATCTTTTACTAAATTATTTATGTTTGCTATTTCTCCATAACTAATATTTCTTAATTCTTTTTCCATTAACATATCACTATAATACCAAACTTTTACTTGTTCTTTTTGGTCTTGATTTAATTCTTTAAACTTCATATATACTTTTTCATTCATTTTTATCACTCCTTAAAACTCAAAATCATAGTAGTAATCAGCAACTCCAAATCTTAATTTATTCATTTTGCTGTATCTTATTGCTTTTCCTTTTTCTTTTATATCTTTTACAATGTCTTCACTTAACCATACAATTCCGTCTTGTTTTTCCATTTTGTCCATTAATTCTTTTGTATATACTAATTTTTCATACCAATTATTATATCTATATACTACTTCTCTTTCACAATTATTAGGATTACTTATTAATTCCCATGTATTATCTCCATAACCCATTCCAATATTTTTTACATCATATCTTCTAATAAATACATCTTTTTGATTTATTACTTTTGTTACTTCATAAGCATTTCTATCACTCCATAAATATTCAGTAACTCCCATTCCTACTTCTATTGTAGGTATATTTTTTTGATTTTCTTCAATTCTATTTGTTATACTTCCATACCATTTCATTATTAATCACTCCTCCTATTTACCATATACCATTAATTTTATGTTTTCTAATTGTTCCAAATATTGTTTTTCACTTTTGTTTAAATATTGTTTGTTTTCTTTATAATAATTCAATGTCTTTAAGAAATCTTCTTTAAGTTCTTTGTAATTTAGTTGTGTCCAACTTAAATCGTCACCATAACCACCTTTTAATTTACTTAATTGTCCTTTTAATGTTAAATCTTCAATGTTCATTTTTATTTTCATACAATCACTCCTTTTCTTAATTCTAATATACCATATCATATATTGTTTGTCAAGTCTTTTAATAATATTCTTCTAATAATGCATCTTTTATTTCGTTAATATTTACCAAATTCCAATTAATTTTGTCTCCATAATGTAGTCTTTTTAACCAAGATGTAAGTTGACAACAATTTAAATCTTTTAATTTTGTATCAGTTCCAATTCCTTGTGCTTTATGTAGTGTTCTCATATAATTGTTATAATCATTATCAATCCATAATTTTACTAACCAAGTGTCTCTATTAGTCCACCCATTATATTTTTCTTGCACTATAATTATCCCCTTCCTTTTTTCATTCTATCAAGTAAACTTTTTTGTTGACATAACACTTCTACCAAGTTCCAATATTTAGTCCATAAGTTCCAATCTTTTTTCTTTGCATCAGTGTTTTCTAATTTTTCATGTAATAATAACTCTACCTCTATCATTGTTTTTAAATCTTTATCAGTTAATTGTAGCACTATAATCACTCCTCTCTTAATTTCCCTCTAGTGTTAATATTAAATCTAATTCAGTTGTAAATTGTTGCTCTTCTACCCATTCTTTAAAGTTCTCAATTTCATCATTATCTATTAAGTTTCTTAATAATCTACCCCAGCAACCTTGACCATAAGATAGTTCTTCTACTAATTCTAATGCTCTATCTCCACTTATCATTCTTATTCACACTCCTTTTCAAATCTATAATTTGCATAGTTTTGTAAACTATGATTATAAAACCAATTTATGTATTTTTCTACACTGCTCTCTTTTATATTTTTTTCAATATGAATAATTGTGTTATTTTCTTTATTTGTTATAATCATTTTATACATTTTAATCACTCCTTTTAATAATATGTTTCTATTACATCTAAAATCTCATTAATTGATAACCAAGTATTATTTATATAACAACCACTTTGTGCGTCATAATCATCTTCAATTTCATAATAGTTATATAAAATCTCTTTTATTCTTTCTAATTCCATTCTAATCACTCCTCCTATTAATCTTCTCTACCAGCATAGATGTATATATCTATGATATTATTTAAATGTGTTGTATCTATAAATTGTTTAAATTCTCTTACTTTATCATTGTATTGTTTAAAGTATGTATCAAAGTTGTTTAATATGTTTTTATTTTCTTCATATAAATTATTTACATAATTTAATCTTGCTTTTGCTTGTTCTACTACATTATAATATTCAGTTTCTCCATCATAATTCATTTTAGATATATCAATATCACAATTATATTGTTGTTCATTATTGATATAAATGTATAATGTTTTTGTTCTTATTTCTTCTTTACTATGTATAGAAAAGTTATTTCCACAATTCTCATAGAATAGCATTCCTTTTTCTTCTAAATACTTTTTAATTTTATCTAAATCTCTTTTATCAAACTTTTTGTATTTTTCTATGTTGTTTTCTTCAAAATACTTAATTATATTGTTTAAATATTCTATTGTTTTTTCTTCTTTCATAATCATATCTTTTAATTTTGTTTTATAGTCTTCTTTCCAATAAATTGTAGTTAAATTATTATTATTCATTTTTATTTACACTCCTTTAAAATCTTTTTGTTTATTTTTTGTTCTACTTGTAATGTATATAATTCCAAGTCTAACGTATTTCTTTTTCTTACTAATTCTTTTTCTAATTTTCTTATTTCTCCTCTTAATCTTTTTACTTCTTGTTTACTTTCCTCTATTAATTTGTTGCTTTTCTCTAATCTTTCTTTTGTTTCCATTTTCTTTTTTCTCCTTTTCTAACTTCATTATACCATATCATATAATTAAAATCAATACCTAAATATTTTTTATAGGTGCTTTTGTTTTTCTTATGTTGATATATTCAATTCCATTTTCATTTATAAACTTTACTTTATAGAATAAATATTCTATTTTATCATACCATAATGATGTATCTAATCCCCATACATCAAAACTATCTAAATAATAGTATTTATTATTTTTTATAAAAAACTTTCCAAACTTATTTTCTCTTATTTCATATATATTTTTTTTCATTTTTATTATCTCCTTTTTTTAATCCTCTACAAAAACTTTATTTCCTATTAATTCATTTACTCTTTTGGCATCACCAATAATATATCTACCTTTTTTAGTAAATCCAATTTTATCATTTTTACTTAATTTATATACTTCTCTTGCTCCAAAATAACCTTTATTTAATTTATCAAATCTAGGTTCATTATATACAAGTTCATATATTGTTTTGAACCTTATAATATATTTTTTGTTATTCTCAAAATATTCTTTTTCTACCTTTTTCATTTCTTCACTAGTAAACTCAATACCAGCAATTTTAATTATTTCATTATTCATTTTTTTATTCTCCTATTCTTATTAATTCTTCTACTGTTTTTTCTATCATATTTTTATAATATTCTATGTTTTTATCAGTTTTTACCCAATCAATACTTAATCTTTTGTATGTTTCTTCTTGTTTTTGTAATTCTATTATTTTATTTATATAATGTTCTATTCTATTTTTTAATACTTCTTTATAAGTCATATTTTATTCTCCTATCTCTTCACAATAATCTACTAATTTTAAATATTCTTCTCTTAAATCTTTATTCCAAGATGTTAAGCATACCCAAGAAAACTTCTTTAATTCTTCTATAAATTCATTCCTGGAACACTCTTCATAGCATTCCCATTCTTCGTTTGTTTTATAATATTTCCCGTTCTCAATAGTCATTATTCCAACTCCATTCATCATTAATGTTATTTTATCCATATTATTCATCTCCAAACCATTTCTATATTCTTTCATTTTATTTATTCTCCTATTCTTAAATCATTTTTTTAAATATCATATTATTTACTTCAAAATTGATATTTTCAACTTCATTTTTTATAAAATTATATTCTTCAGCACTTTTTGGAATACTATTTAATAGCGCTTGTCTTTTTTCTAGTAATCTTTTTAAAAAATCATTCTTTTGTTTTTCTTCTTCTAGTGTTTTTATATATAAGTCTTTTAGTTCATTATTCATTTTTTTATTCTCCTATCTCATTAAACCAATTATAACTTGGAGTTATAACTAAATAATATTTTTTATTATTTTTTTCTACTATTGCATGTAAAGTTATTACGTTTGCGTTATAACTTCTAATTCCATAGTTTTCTACTTTATCAGTGTTATTATTTAATAAGTTTTTATAATAATTGTAAATATTTTCTTTTGCTTCACTCCATTTTCCATAACATTCTCTTAGTGTTTTAAACTCCTTGTAATATTCTCCTTGCTCTAAGTTTCTTTTTTCTTCAAAGTCTTCTCCTAAATTAATAATATTTTTTGTTTTTGACATATTAAATCACTCCTTTACTTTTTTATTTTTAAATCAAAAACATAGTGCTATTTTTAGCACTTTAAAGACTACAAAAAAATTGTAATCTTTAAACTACTAAAAGTAGTTTTACCATAATGAACCCATACAATTAAATCCTATCTATCAACTCAACGCCAAACGTTCTAATACCATAGATGTATATATATAACTTTGGTATGGTATATATGTTATACTTTTTACACGTTATCAACACTTTCTATTATTTTGTAAAGGTCTTTTACTCCATAACTTCAGTAAATCTATAACGTTGGTGTTATGGTATAACTTGACTTGACTACTTCATTACTAGTTTAGAACGTTTTCAATGTCTCACGACAAGTTCATTACTCTTTCAATACCTACTCAAGTCTATGTAATTGTTTGCTATCACCTCCAATTAACAAGTCCTTTTATCACTTGGACAAGTCCATTGTATAACAAGTGATATACATTTGCAATACTTTTTTTAAAATTTTTTTAAGAAATTTTGCAAAAACTTCTAAAACCCTTATAAAATAAGGAAATAAACATCATCAAAATTTTGAAAAAATATATAAAATGATATAAAAAGCATAAAAAAACATCAACAAAAGTTGAATAAAGCACTACTAAAGGTATATATAATAACCTTATAGGTGAAAAAATGAAACTTTGCCCGTCTTTGCACGTTTTATAGTGGTATAGTGATAATGTAAAGATATTTACACAGCGATAATTGAGTACATGTCAAGCGAGGCGATAGCATGAATGATTTACAAGTAAAATCAAGTAAACATAACTACAAATTGACACTTGAAGATAAGAAAGCAATTCTATTAGAATATACATTAAATAGAACTAATACTAATGTCTTGTCAATTTGTAAAAAGTATGATATTTCTAAACGCACACTTTACGATATTGTACATAAGTTTACAAGTCAAGAAACTGATTTGATTGTTAATGAGAGTATAAAACAATATAAAAAGAACTTCACCAAAAAAGCAAACAACATTATAAACAAAGCACTTGACAGGATAGACAACCAACTAGACAATGACAATGTAAACATAAGTCAACTGTCAACTACGATAGGTATATTATATGATAAAACAAGGTTAGAGGATAACTTGTCAACGTCAAACAATTCATTCAATATTAACATACACATTGACAAATAAATGTAAAATAAAACAGTTGTTGAGTGTCAAGTGACTGACAAGCGTACACACGAGGGAGAGGGGGAGTAGGTACATAGTACCTAAGGCATACCCATACCCCCCCTCCTATATACCACTGTCAATAAAAGGAGTGTTCACACGCAGCCAGGGTACCTATATATATCCACACATATATAATAAAATAAAAAAACACACATATAAAACAAATGATAAAAGACACATATAACAAAAAGACCTAGTAAGTAGTCTTGAATTGATATAAAAGAAAAACTTACCACTCCGAATATCAATTCAATAGTGCCTATTAAGGCTTCTTTCTGAAAGTGTTACCTTTGTAGGTAGCACCTAGATAGTAGGTAATAATAACAACTCATTTAGTCTTTTAGGAGTTGTTTCCAACCGCAAACTTATTATCTAGGTGGTGCTTATAAAGAGTACCAATTCTTTAGTTTTAATTGGCAAAATGCTACATTATAGGTAGCATATAGGTAGTAGGTTATGAATATAACTCTTTTATATCCTTTAGAGTTGTTACCATTAGTCAACTTATTACCTATATGGTGCTTATAAAAATAAGTGATTTTGGTAGATGCTATCTCTAGTAGGTAGCATAGAGTAGATAATGTTAAGTATAAAGCTAAATACAATTTACATTTCACTATCTATTCTATGGTACTTAATTAGAGTACCAAACTTTCTATTTTTAATTATTTCATTAAAATTATGAAGAATGCTTTATAAGAAACGAAGTGAACTCAAGCATACAAGAGTATAACTGTTGCAATTGTACCTTTCTTTAAAAATTGAAATGGGTGAACAGCTTAAATGTGCTGTTCGATACAGATTATTTGTAGTCTTTTATGGTCTGTATCGAAGAACATATATAATATCACTCCTAGCATATATAATGTTCTAAAGGGATGCTTTATGCCTCTGTATATAAAATATACAAGCATCCCCCCTACTTTGTAGGGGTATGGGGTTTTAAAAATAGATTTGAAAGGAATCTCTTTTTTTATGGAAAAATTTGAAGTAATAGGGAATATCGTAGGAAAAGGTAGACCTAGATTTACGAGAATAGGTGGATATGTAAGAACATATACTCCTAAGAAGACACATGATTATGAGAGTTTAATAAAAGAGAGTTATAAAGGTGGAATATATGAGGGAGCATTAAAGATAACAATTAATGCTTTTTTTATGATACCTAAGAGTTATACAAAGAAGAAGAAAGCAGAACTTCCTGGAAAAGTCTATATGATGAAACCTGATATAGATAATATTGCTAAAAGTGTATTAGATGGCTTAAATGGAGTAGCATGGAGCGATGATACACAAGTAGTAGAGATGAGTATTACAAAACATTATGCTATGGATGATGTAGAAAAGTTAGAGATTATTATAGAGGGTTTGAATGAAACAAATAACTAGAGAAATGTTACGAATATATAAACCATTAAGCGGTTTAGATTGGATGAATTACAAAGTAGTAAGGAATCAAATGACATTTCATCATATTATAAAGAAATGTGATGGAGGGTTGGAGATAATAGAGAATGGTGCTCTTTTGATGAGCAAACCACATCAATATTTACATACTATTGAATTTGCTGACCCTGACACTTATGTAGCATTAAATAAGATATTTGAGTTTATAAATAAACAACAACATGAACCAACAGAAGAACAAAGACAAATAATAGAGTATTTGTTAAGAAGCTTTGAAAGTGAACATAAAGAAGATAAAACTTCAAAAGGGAAGTTATTAATAAAACCATATTATTTACAAAGATGGTAACAAAATAGGAGGAAATTATGGGAAAGAAAGAAATAAAGAAATCTGAAATAAAAGAAGAAATAAAAGAAGTTAAAGAGGTAAAAGAAGAAAAGAAACCTGAGAAAAAAGGTAAAGAATTAGAAGTATTAAAAACAATAGAATACGATAAATATGGAGAAATCATTAAATTAACTCCAAAAGCACATACATTTAGAAACTATATTATCGAAGGAGATATTATAGAAGTAACTGATGAAGAAGCTGCAAAATTAATTAAACTAGGAATTTGTAAAGAAGTTAAATAAATTCTGAAAGAGGTGCTAGGATGGATATACAATTAACGAAAAAACAGGGAGATTTCGTAAACTCTGAAGCATTTGAAACACTGTTTGGTGGAGCTGCAGGTGGAGGAAAGTCTTATGGACAAATAGTAGATGCCTTACAATATGCAGTAAAATATCCAGGTAGTAAGCAAATAATCTTCAGACGAACATTCCCAGACCTAGAGAGGTCAATTATTAGAACATCTCTTGATTTATATCCTAGAGAAATAGCATCATACAATAACTCAAAACATGTATGGACATTTAAAAATGGTTCATTAATAGACTTTGGATATATAGATAATGAAAAAGATGTATATCAATACCAAAGTGCTGAATATGATGTAATAAGATTTGATGAATTAACACACTTTACTGAATTTATGTATGTATATATGATTTCAAGATGTCGTGGTGCAAATAAATTTCCAAAAGGAATGAAGAGTAGTACAAACCCAGGAGGAGTAGGACACCAATGGGTAAAAGAGAGATTTGTAGATATAGGACCACCTAATCAAGTACATAAAGTAAGAAATGAAACAGGAAGTGAATCTACAAGAATATTTATTCCATCATTTGTAACTGATAACAGATTTTTAATGGAATTAGACCCAGATTATGAGAAACGACTAGATGCTTTACCAGAGAAAGAAAGAAAAGCATTAAGAGAAGGAAACTGGGATATATTTGATGGTCAATACTTCACAGAGTTTGATAGAAAGATACATGTAATAGAACCATTTGAAATACCAGAAGAATGGGATAGATATAGAACAATAGACTACGGATTAGATATGTTAGCATGTCTATGGGTAGCAGTAGATACAAAAGGAAATGAATATGTCTATAAAGAGTTATATGAAAGTAACTTAATAATAAGTGCAGCAGCACAAAGAATAATAGAAGTAAACGGTGATGATAAGATTAAATGTACTTATGCACCACCAGACTTATGGAATAGAAGAAACGATACTGGTAAAAGTGCCTATGACATCTTTAGAGAGAATGGAGTCATATTAAGAAGAAGTGCAAACAATAGAATACAAGGATGGTATGCAGTAGCAGAACATTTAAAAGTATTTGAAATTGAGGATGAACAAACAGGCGAAAAGAAGAAAACATCTAAATTAAAGTTCTTCAATACTTGTTTAAATATATTAAGAACATTACCAGTAATTCAACATGATGAGAAAAATCCTAACGATGTAGCAAAAGAACCACATGAATTTACACATGCACCTGATGCATTAAGAGGATTTTGTATAGAAAGAACTAAAGCAACAAGAATAATGAGTGAGGATGAAGAGAGATACTTAGAAAGTGTTGAGTCAAGAAGAAGAGAAGGAATATTAGGAATTGCTGGAGCGAAAGCAACAAGTTCTTATATGAAATATGGAGGTTAGAATGGAATACATATTATTATTACTCTTATTTCTACTAATCTTAGTATTACAATTTTGGGTAAGACTTTTAGAAAAAAAACAAGATAAACTAAGAGATAGAATAATTGAAATAGAGTTAAATAGAAGTGCAGAATTATTAAAACAAAAAAAAGAGCCAGAAGAAAAACCTAAAGCAGAAGTTAAATTAACAAAAGAAGAAAAAGAAAAGCAAGAAAGAATGAAAACAGCTTTTGATAATTTAATGAACTATGATGAGAGAATTGCAAGAAGAATAAGAAAGTAGGTGATTAAATGGCAAAAGATGAATTAAAAGATGAAACTAAAAAGACAGAGAATAACATAGAAAAAGATTGGGCATTATATGAAGCAGGAATAAAATACAATAATGCTCTATATGGTAGTGATAAAAACTATTATGAAACAATAGATGCAAATATCGCATTTGCAAATGGCGACCAATGGAGAAATGTAGTAGCTGATGGTTTGCCTAAACCAGTATTTAATATTATAAAAAGAGTTAAGCAATTTAAAATTGCATCTTTAAAAACTGATAACATAGCAATAAGCATAGCACCTATGGAATATAGACCACAAAGTTTAGATGTAACAATGCAACAAAAAGTAAAAGATACTGATTTAGCAAATGCAGAAATAAAGAACATATTAGAGAATATAAACTTTGACTCTTTATCAAGAACATTACTAGCAGATGGATTTGATACTGGAGATTTTTGCTTACATTGGTATTTTGATACAACAGAGCAACCATTTAAACAAAGTCATCCAGATATAAAAGGTGTAATCAAAGCAGAAATAATAGATGCTACAAATGTAATGTTTGGTAATCCAAATACAAGAAAAGTTGAAAAACAACCATATATCTTAATCATAGGTAGAGATTTAGTAAAAAATCTAAGAGAAGAGTATAAGAAAAACAATCCAGGTGATGATGGTTGGAGATATATTGAAGCAGATGATGATACAGAGCATCAAATGGGCGACAACGGTAAAGTAGAAGCTGACGCAGAAGGATTCCAAAAAGCATTATATGTAATTAAATATTTCAAAAGAGATGGAAAAATATTTGCACATAAATATGTACAAAATTGTTACATTTACGAAGATAAAGATACAGGATATGAATATTATCCATTAGCATTTGGTAACTGGGAAGAAGTAAAAGGTTCATATCATGGTAGAGCAGAAACAACTGGTATAATACCAAACCAAATAGCAATAAATAAGATGTTTGCTATGGTAATATACCATTTAATGTTAACATCATTCCCAACAGCAGTATATGATGCTGATAGAATAGAAGGATGGACAAATGAAATAGGAACAGCTATTCCTATAACTAACTTAAATGGAGAAAATGTACATAATCTAGCAGGTTACTTAGAACCAGCAACAATGAGTGGGCAAATAATGAATGCGATTGAGTTAGCTATGCAATATACAAAAGAAACATTAGGAGTTGGAGATGCTTCATTAGGAAACATAACAATGAACAATGCAACAGCAATCATAGCAATACAAAAGAGTGCAGCAGTACCACTAGAAAATGTAAAAGCAGCATTCTATGAATTTGTAGAAGATTGTGGGCGTATATTAATAGATATGATGGCAACTAACTATGGAATAAGACCAGTAGTAGTAGAAACAGACCAAAATAGAGAAGTAGAGATGTTTGATTTCTCAATTCTAAAAGGAATGTGGTTACATGTTAAAACTGATGTTGGTAGTGCTTCATACTTTAGTGAAATTGCTAGTCTACAAACATTAGATAACCTACTTAACAATGGAATGATAGAATTTGTTGAATACTTAAAGAGAGTACCAGATGAATTGATACCTCAAAAACAAGAACTAATTAATTCTATTGAAGCAAATGATTTATATAAACAAGCAATATATAACTTAATGGGTCAATATATAGATGGACTTCCTCAAGAGGTAAGAGCAAACTTAATGCAAATGTCGCCTGATAATATGGAAAAACAAGTATTACAAATGATGGGGGCATTAGACAATGGAACTCAAGGAATGGGTCAAATGCAAGATATGGAAGCACCAGCACCATTAGAAGAAACTGGAAACATGGGAGCTCCTGGGTATGCTGAAATGATGACACCACAAGTTGAAGTAGGAAGAAACGATGATGAAGCTTTAAACAAACTTAGTCAAATAGGAGGAATGCAATCATGAAGATAGAAGTTAAAGAAACATCTAAAGAAGATACTAAAAGAGAAGAAGAATGGAAAGTTGAAGAAGCTATGCATACTTTAATGGAGTATCAAAAGATTTTAGAAGATAAAGAACTAAAAAAGAAAGCAATCGAAAAATTAAAAGCAAAAGCAAAAGATTTTGAAAAAATTGCAAATAAATTAGATTAGTTTGAAGACAGCACATAGGGAAGTAGAAATGCTTCCTTTTATGGTGTTTTCAAGCACCAATGCCCAACCATAGGCAAGGAAGGAAAAAATAAATGGAAAACGAAAATGTTGAAAGCAACACACCAGTTACTGAAACAGGAGTAGCAGATGAAGATTTCTTCGCCGATGTAGATGAAGATGTCATCGATAACGGTGTAGAAGAGTCAGACAATTCTGATGAAACCGAAGAAAGTAGTACACCAAACGAAACAGAGGGAACTAAAGAAGAGGATGACAAAGTGGATTATGCACCACTATTAGAAGCATTATCAAAGAAAGTTAAATACAATGGTGAATCAGTTAAAGTCGACAGTATTGATGACCTAATAACAAACTTCCAAAAAGGACTAAACTATGACAAAAAGAATGAGCAATATGAAGCTCTACAAAATAGTAAAGTTGAACAATATGTTTCTAAGAAAGCAAAAGAATTAGGACTAACAGTTGATGAGTACATCGAACAAGTTGAAGAATACGAGAGAGAACAAGAAAAAGCTCGTGAAGAAGAAAGACTTGAAGAGATGATAAACAACGGAGTACCTGAAGACGTTGCTAGGGAAGTAATTGCAACAAGCCAATTAAGAAAGCAATTACAAGCTAAAGAAAACGAATTAAAGGAACGTGAAGAAGCACAAAATGCTAAACACAAAGAAGAGCAAGAATATGCAGACTTTATAGCAGCATTTCCAGATGTAAAAGCTGAAGACATTCCTAAAGAAGTTTATGAAGCAGCCCAACACAGCAATCTTACAAGTGCATATAAAGATTGGTTGATTAAGGATTTACAAACAAAACTTAGCATCCAACAAACAAATAGTAAGAATGCAAAAAGTTCAATTGGCAGTGTAACGGAGAGTGGACCAACTAAGAAAAACGAGCCAATAGACGATTTCTTAGCAGGTTTCGACTCTGATGATTAATAAATTATAAGGAGATGAAATTATATGGCAGTACCAAACTATGCTGAAAAATATTCTGCTAAAGTTGATGAAAGATTTAAATTAAAATCATTAACTGAAGCATTTGTAAACCATGACTACACTTGGGAAGGAGTAAAAACATTACACATTTACTCAATTCCAACAGTAGAATTAACTAATTATGATAGAACAGCTTCTTCTAACAGATATGGAACACCAGCAGAATTAGGAGATAGCGAAAAAGATTATACATTAAATCAAGATAGAGCATTTACATTCATTATCGATAAAGGTAACAATGTAGACCAAATGAACGTAAAAGGTGCTGGAAAAGCATTACAACGTCAAATTGATGAAAGAATTGTTCCTGAAAAAGATATGTATGTTTTAGCTCAAATAGCAGCAGGAGCAGTAGCAGCAGGTCAAACTGCAACAGAAGCAATCAATACTTCTAATGCTTATGCTAAGTTCTTAGCTGGACAAGCAGCATTGGATAATGCAAAAGTACCTATAACTGGAAGAGTTGCAGCAATCAGTGCTACATTCTATTCAATGATTAAACAAGACAGTACATTTATTAGAAGTGGGGATTTATCTCAAAAAATGTTAGTAAATGGACAAGTTGGAGAAATTGATGGAGTTAAACTAATCAGAGTACCTGATAGTTACTTACCAACAAAATGTGCATTCATTATTACACATCCAAGTGTAACAGTAGCAGCTAATAAATTAGCAGAATATAAAATACATGATAACCCACCTGGAATTAACGGAAACTTAGTTGAAGGTCGTGTATATTATGATGCATTTGTTCTTGATGCTAAAAAAGACGGAGCTTATGCACACTATACGCCTTAATAACAGTATTTAAAAATCAAAGGATTTTCCTTTGATATGAAAGGAGTAGAAATACTCCTCTGATATGAAAGGAGAAACAGTATGAAAGCGATAGATGTATTTAAAACAACAATGGCTATGATTGATGAAATGCTAGAAACTGGAGAAGTTGATGAACAATCAGTTGGAGAATATAAAGCAAGAGCTCCATATATCCTAACAGCATTACAAAATGAAATCATAGGTG